AGGAGAGTGAAGATGAATGAAGAAACACAAATCAGACCATACAAGTGGTCGGCTTGGGACTTTGAGATATACAGTCGAGATCGAAATGGCAAGACTGAGTACGCATTTATCACCCTCGAACACAAGTGGGTAGACCTAGATATTGAAGGCGATTATGTCTTAGTTCCTCTCGAACAACACAAACTACTCGCCCCTATGTTTAAAGAAATGACTGACTCAACAACCGATATGTATTTTGTGATTGATGGACTGTGTGGAGTCGGTTGGGCAGACGGAGGATACATTGACATAGAGTTTTCCGAGCCACACTTGAAAACCGAGTACGCTGAGGTAGAAAAACAAATGTCAAACGATGACTACAATGAATTCGAGAGACTAGAGAAAATGGGATTCAAAACGCATGAGGACAGAATGCAGATGTCCGATGACTACATCAGAAGAGTAGTTAAGTTTAATAACTGCCAACGCAAACTAGGAGAGTGAAGATGAGTAAATCATGGTATACAGACGATTGGGAAACAACAGGGTGGGTAACCAACAAAGCCCTAGACGAAGTAGAAGTTCCTATAACCATTTGGTATTACACCGAAAATGATGATGGAGGTATCTTTCCTGTCATTTATCCAATAGCTACATATGAAGATGATGACGGATACGAGCAAGACTATCAGCTATCAGATGATGAGGTTGATAGAGTATATGAACATATATATGAAGCTATACGCGAAGAACCTCTTTATGATGAATATGGGGGGGCATTATGACTTCTAAAAAAGTAAAAGAAATAGCTGATTGGATAGTTTGGTGTGCCAAAGAAAATTGTAAGACATGGGACGAGCCATTTACGACTGACCATGAGGCATTAATGATGAGCCACGATTCTACATATATGGAAGACGAGAAAGATATGATAGAGGAGATGGGGTTCAAGGAAGAAGATATAGAGAAGGCTTGGAATTATTTAATTAAAAAGGAGGTGCATGATGAAGAAACCTGACAAGATGTTTTTAGTAGTGGTAGATGGTGAGCAAGTTTGGGGTGATGAGTTCGATCGAATTCTTACTGCCCTGAGAACCGAAGAGATTAATGCAACAGTTTATGAAGTTAACAAGGAGAATGCGTAATGACTTACAAAGAAAAGTATGAAGAGTTGTGTGACTTAATCAAGGGCGATAGTCCTAATTGGACACACGAAGAAATCAAAGCAAGACTTGAAGAACAAGTGGACGCACTAATTGAAAAGGAGGACGGGTAATGAAGATAACTGCATGGGAGTTAATAGCTTATGACGAAGATGGCAACAAGATTGAGGTAGATGTCCATAGGAATCATGTAGCAAATGTTATAGATGATTTTTTAACCGAAGAATTTGAGGAGGACAAAGAGTGAAACAATTTACTGTATACATAAAGCAACACTATGAACCTGTAACTGTTATGGCAGTTGATCGAGATGACGCAGAGTATCAAGTGCAGAACCATAAGAGTTGGGGCGAACCGATTGATGTAGAGATAACCGCAGAGGAGAATGCATAATGAGTTACATGAGTTACGAAACTATTGAAGTAAGACGTAAGAAACGTAATTGGTATTTACTAGGCATAGTCATTGGCTTTGCACTTGGATTCTTAACAAGGGAGGTATTAATATGATTAGGTTAATTATAAGTTTTTTAATTGGTGTACTGGTAAGTATGATGGTTGCGTATATGTATTTTACTGTGTTTCAACATGAGAAAATATATCATTGTCATGCAAAGAAAGGGTTTCTACTAGAGTCCTTGAGTCAGAACAGTAGCGTGTTTGTTAAGGTAGAGCCATCTGTATTTTGTATTAATTTAGATAACGAGGGAGGTAAAAAGAAATGAGTAAAGAAAAGATCGATTATGTAGAGCAAGACATTTATGATTACTTTGGGGCTGACCAAGATATTTGGAAAGCTGAACGACATGAACTACTGGGAATCATTGGGGGTATGAGTGGCATACTAGAACTTATATGGCACGGGCAAGTAACCCCTGAGATTTCATTTAAAGACTTTAAAGAATGGTTAAAAGAAACAAAGGAACTTAAAGAACTTAAGGTGGAGATAGATGATGACTCCTGAAAAGAAAGTAAAACAAAAGGTATGTGCCAAGCTTAAGGAACTTGGTGCATATTACTTTTACGCCTCGACAGGTGGATACGGGAGTAGTGGAGTACCTGACATCATTGCCTGTTACAAGGGTAAGTTTGTCGCGATCGAGTGTAAGGCTAATGGTAATATACCAACGGCCTTACAACGAAAACATTTACGGGAGATAAGTATTCAGAATGGTATCGCGTTAGTAATTGACGAGACAAATATAGACATGCTAGAGTACTACGTTACAGGTAAGCAAATATTCAATAACAAGTGAGGGGAAAAACAAATGAGTTCTGAACAAGACTTAGTAAACCACCCAACCCACTATACAAAATACAAATGGGAGACCATAGATATACTAGAAGAATTTTTTGGTGATGATCCATTGTTATGGCAGTGTGGTAAATACCTTTTAAGATGTAAACACAAAGGCAATCTTAAACAAGACTTAAGCAAAATGATTTGGTATGCTAAACGTAAAATAGAAAAGGAGGATTAGTATGAGCAAAGATTTGTTTAGACGAGTTAAAAGTTTATTAAAAGACCATGTACAATTTCTTAATGAGCATAGCATTGGAGACACTCATGTAACAGATGCCGAGAATATTATTGATGAGATTGACATATTACTCAAGAGTGGTGAAGTAGAAAACATTGAGAAACAAATAGATGAGACTGAACGTAAATTAATGAGCGAAGATTTAGCTGATGAAATACTTAACTCTAAGTATTGCGTGGGCGGATCGTGTGAAGATTAAATAATATGAAAGGGTAGTATGGCAAAACATTATACAGATGAGCAAGAACAAGTATTTTTAGATAGAGCGCATAAATATTTAGCAAAAAACCCTAGTACAAGTAGAGGTAGATTAGCTACTTATAGTGGGGTAAGCGTAAGTGTATTAGAACGACTCGAAAATGAGGGTAAGATAACATTGCCACCAAAGCTAACTATACAACAAGCAAGAGCCACAAGCCCTTGGGCTAAAGGAAAGGTATAGTGGCAGATGAAATAGATATAGCTAATGACGAAGTTCAAAAGCAATTAGACGCTACTTTAAAGAGCGTTGATATATCTGTTGAAGAAAACAATACAGGCAAATGTATTTGGTGTGGTAAGCCTGTAGTAGACAAAAGAAGATGGTGTTCCGCTGAATGCCGAGATGAGCATACTCTTTATGCCAACAAACTATAATAAAACTAAAAGAGTGTGCATAAAATGCGGAGATCCAGCAAAGATATGGGACAAGAATGCGTGGTGGTGTGCTATTAATACCAGTATGGGTACTTATAACATGGCGGGATATTGTCGCAAACAAAAACGAAAGGAAAAACTTGAATCTAATAACGATTGACTTCGAAACATTTTATGATACAGGCTATGGCCTTAATCGATTAACAACCGAAGAATACATTCATGACATTCAGTTCCAAGTCATTGGTGTAGCAATTAAAATTAATGATGGTAAGACCGAGTGGCACACGGGAGAACAGGTATCAAATGCTTTCGCTTTGATTGATTGGAGTAACGCAATGTTACTTTGCCATAACACTCAGTTTGATGGGGCTATATTAAAATGGCGGTATGGGATTGAGCCCGTAGGATACCTTGACACGCTATGCATAGCTCGAGCATTACACGGAGTAGACGCCGGCGGATCACTTAAAGCACTGGCTGAACGTTACAAACTAGGAGAGAAAGGAACTGAAGTCCTAGACGCCAAGGGTAAACGACTAGAAGATTTTCAAGAATATCAATTACGCCAATACGGAGCATACTGTAAGAACGACGTAAAACTAACTTATGATCTGTTTAAAATAATATCTAAAAAATTTCCGATAGAAGAATTAAAATTAATAGACATGACATTAAAAATGTTTATTAGCCCTACCTTAAAACTAGATAGCGGATTACTTGAGAAAAGATTAGCCGACGTACAGTTAGCTAAGAAAGAACTGCTTGAAAGTCTTATGGGCAAACTAAACGTAGACTCAGTTGAAGAGGTGCGTAAAGTATTAGCTAGTAATAATCAATTCGCAGATTTATTAGAATCGTTTGGCGTTACTGTACCACTTAAAGAAAGCCCACGCACTAACAAAATGACTTACGCACTTGCCAAAGGTGACGAAGGGTTTTTAAAACTATGTGAGCATGAGAATACTTTTATTCAAGAGTTATGTGCAGTGCGGTTAGGAACTAAATCTACTATTGAAGAATCTCGAATTGAACGATTCATTGATATAGCTAAACGCAACAAAGGATTACTTCCTATACCGCTTAAGTATTATGGCGCACATACAGGGCGATGGGCAGGCTCAGACAAAGTAAACTTTCAAAACTTACCTTCACGCGATAAAAATAAAAAGGCATTAAAGAATGCAATACTTCCCCCCGATGACCATGTAATTATAAACGTTGACTCTTCGCAGATAGAGGCGCGAGTATTAGTTTGGTTGGCCGGACAACACGACGTGCTTGAACAGTTTAGAAAAGGTGAAGATGTGTACTCCGTGTTTGCTTCTAAAGTATACAACAAAGATAACATTGATAAGACTGAACGAGCAGTGGGTAAAACTTGTATATTAGGATTAGGATATGGTACAGGGTGGCGTAAGCTACAGAATGTATTAAAAATAAACGCTGGCGTTACTATGAGTGATCAAGAGTGCGAACGGCTAGTTAATTTATATCGAGACATAAATCATGAGGTAGTAAACCTATGGCGTGATTGTGATAGAGCGTTGGCTGATATTGCTTCATGGCCTGAAGATAAACCAGCATATTACTTGGATGGGCGGAAAGCTATTTTAGTAACACCTCAAGGATTACGCTTACCTAATGGTATGTACATATATTATCCTGATCTTGGACGTGAAATGGTTGAAGGTAAAAGCCAATACATTTATAAATCAAGACGTGGAGACGTAAGTATTTGGGGTGGAGCTATGGTTGAGAACGTAGTGCAAGCACTAGCAAGAATAGTTATTGGAGAGCAAATGCTAGAAATAGATGGGCAATACCGGCCTGTGCTTACTGTACATGACGCCGTAGTATGCGTTGCGCCACAAAAAGAAAGTCATAAGGCTTTAGGTTTTATTATGGATAAAATGAATAAAGCGCCGATATGGGCAAAAGATTTACCCGTAACGTGTGAAGGAAACTTTGCAGAAAATTATGGAAATTGTTGAGGCTAAACTAGATATTGACACTCAAGAGATAACTAATAAAGTTCTCGCACTTAGAGAAATATGGATTAGTAGATCTACTGATTTTCCTTTTTATACTTTAGGAAGATGCGCTTATCTTGATGGAAAAACTGACGCATATTACAAAGATTCTATATGGCAAAATGACGTATTGTTAGGGGAGTTTGGGGATTTATATTTTACAATCAATCAATGGTTAGAAAAAGAATTAAATACTCCTACTTTTTTAGCCCATGATTTATCAATACCCGGGTTTCATATTTTTCCGAGTGACCCTAAATTTTTAGAAATTGCTGGAAAGTGGCACATGGATTATCCTCACGAAACATTGGGGTTAGGAAATGAAGACGCAAACGCATTTACTGTTGCAATTCAATTACCTACGTCAGGTGCAGGGATGGATTGGCTAGATGAAAAAGGTGTGATAAGCTACATACCATACACTGAAGGTAACATAATTTTACACTCAGGAGTAGACGTGCACCGCATAGCGGGGATAAAAAAATACATTCCCGGAGAGTACAGAATTACTTTGCAAGGACATATTGTTAAACGTAATGGAGACTTGGAGGTATATTGGTGATGATCGAATATGCATTTGTATTAGTTATTAGCACTAACCCAATAGTAGATGAATTTAAATACGAGGGTAATTTTAAATCGTGCGACATCGCCCACCTGTGGATTATGTTGCATCGACCGGATGCCGTAGCATCTAAATGTATGCTTACAGAATATATACAACTACCAGAAGATACTATATTAAGAGGGATAGATATGAAAAACGGAACGATTAAACATGGCAATTGATATTGAGCACGATTTGTATGAAGGGCTGTTAACCATGGATGACTTTGATGATTGCATTATAGGGGTAGTCAAAGGTATAGATAATGAAAATAAAGTTTGTTATAGCTATCATAAAGTAATAGTAAAACTTATGGCTGAAGATGGAATGACTGAAGAAGATGCAATGGAGCATTTTTATTACAACATGATGGGTGCATACGTAGGAGAAACTACCCCCTGTTTTTTATTTACTGAGGATGATTGATGGCAAGATTAAAACAAGTAGAAAGACCAAGAGAGCCCGTACATAAACGCACAAGCCAAGGCGGAAGGGTAGCTAAAACTTCTACAATGAATAAACATTTTAGAAGAGGCTTTAAAAAATACAGAGGTCAAGGAAGATAGTGGCAGATTTTACGTGGAGTTTTTCTTCACTCAAAGAATATATTAACTGCCCTAAAAAGTATCAAGAAGTACGGATACTAAAAAATTATTCTTTTGTAGATACCCCTCAAACTATTTATGGTAAAGAAGTACACGAGGCATTAGAACTTTATGTACGTGATAATAAACCATTAGCTAAAAACTATTTACGCTTTAAAAAAGTAGTTGATACTTTGATTGATATTCCCGGAAAGAAATATCCGGAGTATAAAATGGCGCTAACTAAAAAAATGGGGACGTGCGATTTTGAAGATGATAATCGATGGGTGCGAGGCATAGCTGATTTAGTTATTGTAGATGGTGAACAAGCATATATTATTGATTATAAAACTGGGAGTAATAAATACCCAGATACTAAACAATTAAAATTAATGGCCTTGATGTGTTTTATACATTTTCCTGATGTTAATTTTATAAAAGCGGGATTACTTTTTATTATGAAAAATAGTTTTGTTGAAGAATCTTATACTAGAGACGACATACACAAAGCTTGGAAATCATTTGAGCAACCATTAGATCGATTAACTATGTCTTATAAAAAAAACGAATGGATACCCAACCCTACCCCGTTGTGTGGGTGGTGTCCAGTTGAAACGTGCGAGCATCACAAGCCACGAAAGTAACATGTATACAAGAGCTTGCAAGGTATGTAAGAAAAAGTTTGAAACGC